AGAACGCCCCGCCCATGCCGTAGTCGGAGCGGACCGACACGTTGAAGATGTACGGGCTGGCGCCCCTGGTGGTGTCCCACTGCGAGTTGGGCGCCTGGCTCTGATCGATCGGGCCGACGATCTCATACTCACTGGCGCGGGCTGCCAACAAGGCGCTGCCCAAGTTGGCGCCAGTGCCAACGGTGGATTGGATCTTGGCGTAGAACGTATCAAGCTCGGTCTTACTGGCGGGGTGGAACACGTCCAGCAGGTGGACAGATTCGGTATGCCCGATCTTGTCCATTGCGGTGTAGTCGAAGAAGAATCCCGTGCCCGAGACCTTCAGGATGCTGCGGCGGTTGCTGTAGTCCGCGCCCTCATCCGCCACCGCCGGCACCCAATTCGGGCGGATGGTGGTCTTGCGCAAGTCCAGCCCGCGCATCGAACACCCACGCGGCAGCAGCACGCCGCCAGTCGAGGGGTTGAATGCGATCAGCTCGGCCGGGGTCGGATCCTTCGCCGTGCCCCAGCTCGCCAGGCTGGTAGACCCGCTGCCGGGATCGTTCAGGGCGATGTGGACACCACCGCTGAGCACGATCGTCACGCAGTCCACGTGCGCCCGTGGATCGCTGTAGGTGTACCAGCTTTTGCTGGTGATGATCGCCGCCTCGATCGCGGCGCGGTTGATGGTGCGGAAGGGCCGCGCTGAGGTGTATCCACACTCCAGGCGCTGCAGCTCAATCCGCTTCAGCTTCTGCTGGATGATCTCCGCATCGGTTGCGCCGGCTTCGTGGCTGTTGTAGGCGCCGCCAACGAATCGGTCTGAGCCTATGTACGGATCAACGTAGAGGGTGAATGGTGCATTCAGGGGGTCAGCAACCGCAAGCGCACCCGCCACCACCCGAGCATTGCCGCCCAGCTGGCGGAGCATGTCGATCAGGACGGCGATCTGCCCCTTTGCCTCCGCCTGGCTGGCAGCCACGTCAAGGGCGCCGCTTTGCCCTGCCCGCTGCAGCTGGCTCATCTGGTTACGGCGGCTCGATTCCTGCCCTCAGGCTATGGAGCCTCCTTTGCCAGCCTGATCTGGCCGGTCGCCACGAACTGCGCTGAGATCAGGATCACGTCGGTGGCGCTGGTGTTCACTGCCGTCTTGCCCAGCAGGATGTCGGTTTCGTAGAAGATCCGCTCTCGCACGTGGGTGGCCACGTTGCTAGTCCGCTGATCCACCAGCTGGAACCGAGCGCGGGCCTTGCTGCCCTGGCTGGTGAGCATCATTAGCCGGAGCATTCCTAGGCCGCTCTGCTCCCCTACTACGCGGCTGTGATCCATCTCCCCGTTGAACGATCCAGCGCCGCGCAAGGCACCCTTGGCGTACTCACCGAACGCCTGGCCGATCGCTTCCTGGTCCAACTGGGCCGCGTCCATCTCGAACACCCACCCGGTCAGATCGCACTGCATCAGCCAGCCGCGAGCCTCTGCATCCGCTGCCGTGTCGGCCAGCACCTGCGGCACCGGTGCCAGGTTCTGGGCCGGCTGCTCACCATCGGTGATCTCCGCGTCGCCGATCGCCTGCAGCAGGGCCAGCGCTGCGGCCTCGTATCCGGAGCGGCTGGAGGCCGGCAGGATCAGCATTGGGCCGGGTGAGACATTGCGCAGCGGGATTAGGCCCTGGCTGCCGCCATTGATCGCGTCGAGCTCGGTGGAGTAGAACCGCACATCGTCCATCTCATCGCGGTGGATGTAGGCCGTCGCGGCCTGCTGAAACCCGACCGTCTGCGCCGACTCCCAGAACCGCGCCGATGGGTTGGCACTCCAGAACCCGCCACCCGCCGTCCGTGCTGCCAGCGCAGGGCCCACGGCGGTCTGCCCGCCAGTCCAGAACGCATGGCCATCGGGGCAGGGCGCCGCGCCGTTGATGCCGATCCCGAGTGGCACGCCGCGCAGGCTCACCAGCAGCACCTCATCGCCCGACTGAAACGCCAGATCGGTCAGGTCCAGCGATGGTGATGTGCCGCGCTGCAGCCGCTGATCAGCCAGCGCTGTAGGCGCGGGCCACTCGCGGCTGAACTGAACAATTCCCTTGCGGCCTTCGACAGCCATTAGAGAGCACGGCTGGGCTTGCCGCTGATCACGAACGAGATGCTGACTTGGGTGCTGTCGCCCACACTGGTGGCGATGCCCTGCGAATTGATTAGCGCCGGCCCGGAGATGGACTTGCTGCCGCCCTTGTAGATCGTCATTACCAGATCATCAGGCGTCTCGCCATCATCAAAGATCCGATTCATCAGGTTCACCGTGGCCTGATCGTCGGTCTTGTAGAGCAGCGTGGCCGATCCGCTGGTGGTGCGTTTGCCGTAGCTGAAGGTATCGTCCAGCTCGCCGACGCCGGTCGTCTCCAACGTCTGCCGCTGGGTTTCCATGCTGATGCTGCGAATCTTGGCCACCTTCTGGCCCTGGAATCGCACCTCACCGTGCGTTGCGTTGGCGACAGTCATTGGGAGGCCTCGACCTTTGCCTACAGTCTAAGTTCCGCTCTGAATGTGCACCGGCAGGTGATCCGCCGGCCGCCCTGCATACGGCTGCCCTCAGGTGGGCTGGCCCAATACCACTTCAGGCCAGGGCCGGGGTTGAACAGGTCCACGTCGGTGAGATTCTTGCCAACGATCGCAGGGAACGTCACGTCGAACACCTTGCCCCGTGCTGCCGTGTGCGCCGCTTTGATCAGCGCATAGGCCGCCTGGGTGATGTTGGCGAACTCCAGGGTCATCGGCGCATCGCTGGCGCGGTCGCCCCACTGACGCACCGACCGCACGCCGGACTGTGAGCGCATCTCGGTCACGGGGAAGTCCGGCTCGCCAAACTCGTGGCCGGTGGGTTGGATCTCGGGGAATTGAACCGTCATTGGATCACCCACGCGCCTGCTGTATCCCAGTCTGCCGCCACCAACAGGACGCCCGCATTGTTGATCGGCATGTGCACCGCTTCGATCTCATAGACGCCATCCTCGGTCGGGGTGATCCGGCTGATCTGATAGGTGCGCACCTGCGTGCTGGTCTGCTTCACGGTGAACATGATCCCGGCTGGCGATCCCTGCCCGTTGGTGACCGTCAGGGTGCCGGCGTCATTCACCGCCCCGCCGCCGCCCCAGCTCACCACGTCGTAGGTCCCGTTGGCCAGGGGCTGGGTGCTCACCACCGTGCCATTCCCCAGCACGATGCCGTTGTTGAACTGGTCGTAGACCGTCGCATCCATCGCCACCCGGATCAGATCGCCAGGGCCCACGCCGGTGGTGATGCCCTCCATTCCGTCGTAGGTGGTTGTGAATCTGATCGTGTGGTCCCTGAACCTCCGCATCCTCAGGGCAAACTTCGCCACGTCGATGGCGTGGCTGCGGTTGGTGCAGAAGTCCGACAGGTTGATCGACTCCATCGGCAGGGTGTCGCTGCCGTGGGGCGCCGCCTCGCGTACCAGCACCTCGCGTTCCTCGGGGAACAGGCCGGGGTTGGTTGGGTTGGCGGAGCTGCGCTCCTGGCGCCACTTCACGCTGATCCGCGCCGGCTGGCGGTCATCAGGCGCGATGGACTCAAACTGGAAGCTGCCCTCAGCGATGTTGCCGGCGGTAAACAGGGCCTTGTGGGTGACTGCGCCGAAGGTGATGAACGGCACCAGGTCGTAGCGCCCGCCCACCTCGCGGAAATCGAGCAACATGGCACCGGCCGTGTCGGCGATCCACTGCCGCGGCGACTCCTGATCGATGATCACGCCACCGTCGAAGAAGTACCGCCGATCGCGGCACCACTGCGCTGCCGCTTGGAAGTTCACCAGGTTGATCAGGTCGTCTGGGATGGGCCTGGGCTTGTACTTCGCGTTGGTCAGCCGGTCCAGCGCCAGGTCTGGCAGCAGGTGCGAGGGGCCGGTGGTGAGGCTGTTGAGCAGCCGCCGCACCTCGGTGCCGCCGGTGACGTACCCGCTCAGCTGGCTGAACTGCCGCCACTCGAACGCCGAACGGGCATTCACGCCCAGCAGGCTGATGCCGGTGTACTGGGGCGCGGTCTCGTTCTCGCGGATTTCGTTGATGTAGACGATCTCATGCTCTGGCCCGTTGGCCGCCGTGGTCTGGGCCTCTTCGTAGACGAAGGCCTCGGCGAGCTTCCCCCAGGCGTCGAGGTAGTTGTTGTCATCCGGCCGCGGGATCCCGATCGACGGATCTCGTCGGGTGGTGGTGATGGTGAACTGTGGCCGGGTGCGGCTCACCGCCTCCCCGCTGCTCCGCCAGGTGACGCCGCCACTGGTGCCGCTGACTGCGCCGGAGAGCTTGGCGTCGAGGATCACTAGGTCGCCGGTGGCCGTGCCGCTGCGGATCTCCCAGCCGGTCAGGGGCTCGAACCGCAGCTCCCACCGCTTGAGCGATGGCATCTCCAGCCGCAGGTAGTTGAAGGTCGGCTGATCGCTGCCGGAGCGGATCCCGAAGCACGGCGCCAGCTGGGTGAACGCACCATCGCCGAACTCGCGGAACGACACCCGGAAGAACGAATAGCGCTCCTCTGAAGTGCTGATCACACCGCTCTGATACTGGTCAACGTTAATCCGTTGACCGCGCTTGATCTTGTCGTTTTCGCGGAACAGGCAGGCTCTGCCGTCAATCTCGGCCAGCGTCAGCGAGTCGCGGAAGTTGCACAGCCCACCGATTCGGATCCCGAGCGTGCTACGAATCCCGGCCTCAATGATCCGGCACTCGTTGGTGGTGCTCACGTGGCCCAGCGCACACCGCAGCAGGTGGGGCGCCGTGGTGGCCGTCTGTCGGGTTGTGTTGGTGGTCCCAGCTGCCGTGATCGTGCCGGTGCTCACCGTGGCCGCAGTGCCGGCCCGCACCACGCTGAAGGTGGCATTGATCGTCTGCCCGGTGCCGCCCGCGCCGTCCTCAGAATCGCTGACGAAGATCCGATCGCTGGGGCTGCGGCCGGAGCAGATCGCCAGGGCTGAGCCGATCTTGTAGAGATCGCCTACCACGATTGCATCGTCCCAGGCCTTCTGCCGGCCGGCGACGGTGCTGGCCACGTCGGCAGCGGTTTCCTGTGCTGCGTCAAGCCCCTCGATCGGGAACACGATCAGCGCTTGCAGCCGCCGCGGGCTGGTGAGGGCGTTCACCGGGCCGGAGTCTTCATCTACGTCGCCTTCAAAGGTGTATTGATCGGTGCCTTTTTTCTGGACCGTGATCGTGACGTTGAACCTGGATTGGATCGTCTGGCGGCTCTGTCCTGTCAGGCCGTTGTCCACCTCGATCAGGTACTCCACCAGGTACTGGCCGGCGGCGGCATCCTCGTTGATCAGCAGGGTCCGCACTGAGTCCACGTCGAAGGTGGCCGTCACCTCTACCTGATCAGTGCCAAGTGTCACGCTGCTCACCGTCATGCGAGCCGCGAAATCAAACCCGGTGATCCGATCCTCGGTGTCTTCCTCGTAGATTTTCGGGGCTGACTGCAGCACCACCGCAGAGGTCCAGGTGGCGCCACCCTGCGTGCTCTGGAACGTGGTCAGATAGTCGCTGCTGCGGTCGAGCCGATAGGTGAACGAATCACCTAGGCCGAACGACCCGGAGATTACGCCGGAGCGGGTTGAGTAGAACGCTGATTCCTTCGCCCGCTGCACCACCACGGACTGATCAATGTCGCAGGCAACGATCGCGTTGCCACTGCTGCCGATGGGCCGCAGCCGGGCGGTGAACTGCGGCCGGAGTTGCGGATTGAGCTTGAATCCCAGGTTGTTGCCGATCAGGCCGTAAACGCCAAACGTGGTGGAGGTGCTGGGCTTGCTGGTGGCGCTGAAGACCGCCTGATAGGTGTTGCCCAGCCCTCGGGCCATGAACACGTCTGCGCCGCCGTCGTTCTCTGCGTTGCCGATGTCGTTCGCAGCAGTGCGGCCGGCGATGCGATCAGCCGAGCGGATCCGGCCGCCGTCCGGGCGATGGTAGATCGTGATGCGGGCGCTGCTGCTGTTGGCGCCGCTGCTGCCCAGGTCGTAGGCGCCGATGGTGCTGTCACCGATGGCGAACCCGTTGGGGTCGATTCCCGCCAGCCGGCCCTCACCGAGCATGAAAACGGCACGCACCATCTGACTGCCGCCCAGGCTCCAGATTTGCGACCACAGCAGGGTGGCGTTCACCCGCACACCGCCATAGGCCACGCCGTCGATGGTCTCGCGGTGTGCGTAGACCACGGGGATCGCCTCACCGATCGCCGCCACGTCCTGGACCGCATCGAACCCGCCACGGGGCGCCAGGGATTGGATGCTGGTTTGGTTGCGGCCCTGCAGCTGCCGTTGGCCCAGCTCTGCGCCGCGGCGGTTGCGGGGGGCGCCAGGGGCCAGCAGTACGCCGATCAGCTGTACGCCGATGCTCACCGCAGTCAGCACCAGCACCACGATCTGCGCTGCGGTGAACTCGATGCCAGCCGTTACCGCAGGCTTGGGCGCCTCCGCTGCACGCTTGCGGACCTCATCGCGCCAGAACTCGTACTGCTCATCGCTCAGGCCCAGCAGCTCGGCCAGATAGCGATCAGATGGCAGCATCCCGGGGCCTCCAGTATTCGAGGGGCATGAGCTGGCCGGCGACCTCCAGCGGCAGCCACTGCGCCCCACGGCGGTGATGCACGATCAGCAGGCCGTCATCCACCACCACGCCAACACCGAGACCCAGGGGCTGGCGGTGGAGCGCCAGCGCGTACTGCTCCAGTCTGTGGGGGACCATCAGGCGCCTCCATTCCCGCTGCAGCTGCTCCCATTGCCCGGTGGCGGCCATGACGAACCACTGCGGGTCCAGATCGGGCATGGCCAGGCCAGCGGATCGGCGGACCTTGGCGGCCATCACCAGGCAGCAGATACCCTTGCCGTCGTCAGGGTCGGCGCCAATCACATGCGGCAGGCGGGCGCTTACCCAGGCGGGCCAGTCTGCGGTCATTGCAGCGTCAGATTCCCGCTGGTGGGCAGCGCCCCCACCAGCACCTGAGACAGCACCCTGCCGCCGGGCGCCTTGACGGCATCGAGCGGGCTGGCCAGCTGGAGCTTGGCGATCGGCTCGCTGGTGTCGTGCTGCAGCTGCTGCGCCGCCCAGTATTCCGTGGTGAGCAAGACGCCGAGGCTCTGGTCAGCCCGGTTGACCTTGACGGACCGCACCTCCAGCAACCACTCCTGCTGGCTGGCCTCGGCAAACACGTTCAGCGTCAGAGCTGAGGTCGCCGCAGCGATCACCGCCTCGGATCGATCACCGCCTCGGGTGCTGGAGTTGGTGGCCACCGCCACCGGCAGGTAGGGGTAACTCTGGCCGTTGTGCGCGATGGTCTGGCCGATGAAGTAGTTCTGGGCCAGCCAGCTGGTATAGGTGCCATCCCGGCGCTTGAACCGCAGGAAGTTGCAGAGCTCCATCAGCTCAGCCCTGCCTGCCGCCTGGCGGTGGGGTTGTTGGTGATGCGTTTCTGGGCCAGTGCGGCGCCTTGCTTGGCAGACTCGCGGCCGATCCGTTGCGCCTCATCCCTGGTGACGAAATCAAGCTCGCCAATCTGCACAGTCTCGAATCGGATAAGGCCATCGCCGCCGGCCGCGCCACCACCGGCCGCTGCGGATCCATCCATGCCACCCCGCTGGAATGGCACGCTCAGGCCCTCCATGCCGCGCTGGAACGGCACGCTCAGGCCGCTGCTGGAGCTGGAGCTGCCGCCCTGCTGGGAGGCCTTGGCAGCGGTGGCAGCGGTGGCCTGGAACGGCACCGACAGGCCCCGCAGGCTGGCGTTGTTGATCGCCTCCAGCGCTTCGGTGGCCTCAGCCGGGATGATGCTGCCGGCCTGGTAGGGCACGAACAGCTCGGGGCCGTTCTCTCCGACTTTGTACGGCTGGCCGCTGGCGGTGCTGCCGCCGAGGGCGCGGGGGGCCAGGTTGGACGGGTCGAAGCTCAGCGAGGGTGAGAAGCTGCCAACGCTTTCCAGCGGGCCTGATGGTGCAAACGTCGAACCACCCCCAGCCACCGCACCCAGAGCCTTCAGGATGGTCTGCAGCGCGATCATGGCCATCTGCTTGGCGATGATCTCCGCGGCCATCTGCGCGAATCCTTGGGCCACGTCCTCGAAGAACCCGCTCAGCACCTGCCTGGCGCTCGCTGCGCCGCTGATCAGGTCGCGGAACGCATTGCCGAACGCCCCGCCGATGGTCTCGGCAGACTTGCCCGCCAGGGTGGCGATGCTGGTCATTTCAGCTAGGTCGTCTTTCAGGGTGGCGATCTGGGCCTCGATCGCCATGCCCTGGGTCTGGAAGGCAGCTGGCTCGGCGGCCTGGCTGGTCAGCTGCTGCATCATGCGCACCCGTTCGGCCATCAGGTCGTTGATGTCCTGTTCGGCCTTGACCTGGGCGTTTTTCAGAGCGTGCTGTTTCTCCGATTCGATCCGCGCCAGCTGTTGCTCAGCGTTGTAATCGATGCCCAGCTCGACCAGCTGTTTCTCCAGCTCCTGAAACTCTCTCTTGACCTGAATCGCCCTGTCATTGATCTCCAGCTGCTCGAAGGCGTACTCCAGCCGGCGGCGATCAAGATCAGTCGTCGCGCCCAGTAGCTCGCTTTCTTGGTTGAGCTTGACGACAGCCTGGGTCCTGGCCTCGATGAACTTTTCGAGCTCGGTGGTGGCGGCTTGTTGCCGTTGCAGGAATTGTTCGGCGGTTTGCTGCGCCTCTTCGTAACCCGCAGTCGTGGCCTGTGCTTGTTCGACTGCCCCAAATCCGACGTTCTCCATCGATCCGCCGAAGAACGTGCTCAACGCCTTTTGGCGATGGGGGCCCATGTTGCTGACCCCGCTCACCGCGCTGGTGCCGAATGAGTCGCGGGCGTTGCGGTTGGCCTTCGGGTTGCCCGCCAGCACCGTGGTGTAGAGGTCCAGCAGGCTGGCGCCCTGAGTGCTCATGCCGACGCCCTTGAACCGGTCCTGGAAGTACCGGACGACGGGCCCCATCACTTGCTCCTCAAACGACTGGTTCGGGCTGGCCCCGTACTTCTGCCGTTCTGGAGCACCGAACTGGATCAGCCCCATGTAGTTGTTGCCAGTGCCGCCACGAATAGACGGGCTGAACGTGCCGGCCGTCTCAAAGCTGATGATCGTCGCCAGGTCGAGCGGGCTGACGCCGAGCTTCTGAGCTGCGGCGACTAGCGCTTTGCCGCGGCTGGAGAGCTCAAACTTCGGAGCCGATCCTGCCGAGCCTCCCCCACCACCACCACCCCCGCCTCCAGCCGCGCCTCCACCGCCAGGCAGCGCAGGCGCCGAGGGAGCGCCGGGGAGGGTGCCGGGGATTGGGGCAGTGGCGGGGAGTGCCGCGGCCTGGGGCGCTGCGCTGGGGCGGAAGTTCAGCGCCTGCTCCATGGCGCCGGCCATGTCCACGCCCAGCAGCTTGAGGATGCCTTGCATGGGGTTGAGCTGGCCCAGCATCTGAGAGATCAGCCGGCCCCAGTTGATCCCGATCGACTCGAACACTCCGCCGAAGATGGACTGAATGTTGATTCCCAGCTGCCTGAAGGCCGCGTCCACCGGGTTGAGCGTGTTCAGCAGGTTCTGCATTGCCTGCCGACCGACCGACTCCACGGCTCGGAATGCGTTCACCGCGAAGTTGCGGACGCTGGCGATAACCGCCTGGGCCCTGGCCGCCGCCGCCTGAACGTCTCGCTGCAGCGCCTGGAAAAACACCTCAAACCGGGCCGGGATCGTATTCACGAACTCCCGAAACGGCTCGTTGAACTTGTAGGCCGCCGCCGTGGCCGCGATGATCCCGGCCGCGGCCAGCACCCAGGGGTTAGCCAGCACCGCCAAGTTCAGGCCTACTTGCGACTTGGTGGCGACGCCTGTTGACGCGGCATAGGCCTGCATGGCCTTCGTTGCAGCGCTGATTCCCCCGATGGCGCTCATCGCCGTGGTCAGGCCGAGAACAGCAACACCGGCGACGGCCGCAGCGGCTCCAACTTGTCTGACCGGCTCTGGCAGTTTGCTGGTCTGCTCTAGTATTCCGGTCGCCGCCTTGGTGAGCGCGATGGTGGTAGGCAGCAGCGATTGCCCGAACTGAATCTGCAGCTCCTGCCCCGCAATCTGCAGGTTGCGGAACTGCTGCGCCGGGCCCTTCATCGCCTCGGCCAGTTTCGGGGCACCGTCGCGCTCAATTCGCCCCAGAGCTGTGAGCACGATGTCGCCGGTGATCTTGCCCTCTTTCGCCAGCTCGCGGATCTGGCCGATCGGCACACCCATCACCTGGGCGATGCTCTGCACCACTGCCGGGGTCTGCTCAAACACGCTGTTGAGTTCTTCGCCGCGTAGCACGCCAGTGCCCAGCGCTTGGCTCAGCTGCAAGAACGCCGCGCTGGCCTCGGCTGACGTGGTGCCGCTCAGCTTGGCCGCTGTGTTGAAGCCGTTGTAGACGGTGCTGATCTCCTCCAGCGTCAGCCCGATTGGCCGCAGCCTGGCGTAGATCTGCGCAAACTCCTGGTTGGCCTGTGTCTGCGCAGTACCGAACTTCTCAGCGGCTGCAGTGGCGGCGGCCTGCACCCGGCTGTAATCGTCGAGGCCCTGCGATAGCGACCTCAGCCGCCGCTCTGATTCTTCGCTCGCCACCACGGCGCCCAGCGATCCGCCGATGGCCCTGCCAGCGCCGATCGTGGCCAGGCTGCTAGCGAGGCCCGCCGCCAGCCTGCGGCCCAGCGAATCACCGGCAGCGGTGGCCGTGGTGTCGAGGCCCCGCAGCTTCCCTTCGAGCTTCTGGATCTCGGCGCCGTACCGCTGAAACTCCCGGCTGCCGATCTTGGCCTGCTCCTGCAGCCCACGGAACGCGCCGATGCTGCTGCGGATCCCGGCGATCGTGCTGTCATTGGCGCGGGCGAACTGGAAGGTCGCTGCACGCAGCGCGCTCATCTCGCGGGCCGTGGTCTGGCTGCCCTTTGCCAGATCCTGCAGCGACCGCTGCACCTTCGTGATATTCGCCCCGCCCTTCACCTCGGCTGACAGCCGGATAGCGGTATCCAGGCTCATCCGGGCCATGTGTTATCCGATCGCCAGTCCTAGGGTCAGGCTATGGATCTTGCCGCCCCCAGATACTCCAGCTCGATCAACCGCAGATCCTCCAGCAGCCACACCCGGTCCCGGCGCTTCACGCCCTCATCCTTGGCGCATTGGATGAACACCCCGTAGTCCAATCCCACAGGGCCATTCATCCCCACCCGCCACTGGGTCTGCAGTTTCAGGAACCACGCCAGCGCTTCGCAGTTCTCCAGCAGGATCCCGAACGTCTTGGGCCGCTGCTCTACCTCAGGCACCTCCAGGCCGAACATGGCTGCAGCGTCGGCCGCATCCCTGCCGTCGTCAGCATCACCCTTCGCGGCGCCAGCGAGGAACAGCGCCGCGTCTATGAGTTTTTTGCGCGGAAGCCTCCTTGCTTGGCGGCAGACTTGGCGGGCTCGCCGGCGGCGCTGGGCTTGCCGATACTGGCGACCCAAGCGTTGAAGATCGCCGACGCAGCGCCCTGCATCCGCAGCATCTTGGCCTTGGCAGCATCGGTGAACTCGACAGGCTCGCCAGCCTCGTCCACCACCTCTTCACCCCAGCCGCAGAGCACCTCGGCGGCCAGATCCTCATAGGTGCACGGCAGCGGCTCGGTGAGCACCTCCAGGTCATTGCTGCCCCGGTAGCTCTGCAGCGCCTCGTAGCGCTTGATGGTGGCCACGATCAGCGCATTGTGCTGCTCGTTGAGCTCGTCGCAATCCTCCTGGTCCAGCACCCGGAAATGGGCGGTGAAGGTATAGGCCTTCTTTAGGCCCGCCTTCACCGGCAGATCAACCGATACCGGCCACTCGATGTAGTCCGGCTCGTAGAGATGGAACATGGCGAATCAGAAGAAAACGAGGCGGGTTTCGTCGTTGCCGGCCGCAGACTTAGGCAGCGCGGTGAACGGGATCTGCAGCATGCCGACCCCGTCAGAATCAGGGAAGGAGAGGTCGCCGTTGATTGCTGTTTTGGGGCAGAAGAAAATGGAGCTTTCGGTAGCCGTCGTGCCCTGCTGCACAACGAACGGGCCATCGCTGGCGCCGCTGTTGTCAGCTGCAGCGGTGAAGAAGTTCTTCGTCGCCACAGGCGGGTTTTCGATCGTGATTGTGCCGTTCGGGTTGGGGCGGTCGGTGATGCGGGCGTGAGGTTCGCAGCCGATCAGTGAGCGGAACACGGCCGACAGGCCCCAGTCGAAGGTGAAGCCTTCGGAGCAGGGATTGAAGCCCTGGAACCGCAACGCCTTGGTGTGGGTCGGGGTGACGGGCACCGGCTCGGCTTGGTTGCTGTAGACGAATCCTTCAGCGCTCTTTGCGGTGGGGGTGGTGTAGCGGCCGACGCCGGTGATGGTGAAGGTGCCGTAGCCGTTCAGGGTGCTGTTGAGGGCCGGGCTGCCGCGGAATCCTTCAATCCGGTGAACGTTGGTGCCGTCCTTGACCGCCACGATGGTGCAGCTGCTGCCGTTGCCGAACGTGCTGATCGGCTGCAGCAGGGACAGCGCGGGGATCTTGTAGCCCACTGCGCCGCCGGTGAACGATGCGGTGGAAGGAACCACCGTCACCTGCCTGGTGGCGCCGTCGTGCGCCACGATCACGCCTTTGTGACCCGTGTTGGCGCCGCTGGTGATCTCGATTGGCAGCCCCAGGTAAGCGTCGCTTGCGGGGTTGCTGCCGCTCAGGTCCGCCAGGGTGAGGGTGTTGGCGCCGCCTGCGGTGGCCGTACCGGTCAGTTCGGCGAATGCCGAGACGTTCATCCCGGCTGCCTGCAGCAGTGGCGTAAACCGGGGGGCGGTGGCTGCAACGCCAGAGCCGCCCCACTCGAATGTCACTGTGACGGCGACGTGCTCATTGGTCAGCGGCTGGCGGTCGGCACCGAGGAACCCTTTGATCAGGTTCCGCTCGACTCGGGTGCCGGTGATCGGGTTCACCTCCAGCGACACGATCTTCACCGCGTCGGTGTTGGCGATCGGACTGGCCAGGGTGCCGTAGCTGGTCTCGGCTTTCACCAGCGCAAACGAATTACGAATCAGGAGTGCGGTCATCAGTCCTTGGCCTTCGGCGCGGGTTGGGGCTTGGCGGGCTCAGGCTTGGGCGCCTCAGCAGCGGGCACCATCTGGCCACTGGGGAGCATCACGAACTCCCCAGACAGGCCGTGGTGCTCATAGTGTTGGTCGGCCGCCATGGTTGGGGGTGAGCTTCCGTACCCTCAGGCTATGGAGCCGCGTTGATCGCGTCGTCGCGGGTGCGATAGCGGATCAGGAAACGGTGCTGCATCCAGCCGGCAGTGGCGTCGGCCTGTTCGTACTCCGGCCGCCAGCCATCGGGCTGCACGTCCTGGGCCAGGCCGCCAAGGGTCCGGTCGCTCATCATGCGGGCGTGCACGTCTACGCCGATCGGGTCGGCCAGCTGGTCGGGCACGTTGCCGCGCACGTAGATTTCGATCATCACCGGCAGCGCCTGATCGAGCCGGCCCAGGCTGGCGCCCGTGGTGCGCGGGGCGTTCACCGGGTTGTCCTCGCCAGGGCTGACGATCAGCGCCGGGGCCTCCGACCTAGAAAGCGCCTGCACCCGGCTGCGGTAGATCCTGATGCCGACCTGCACCGTGCCGGGCAGGGTCACGGTGTGGATGTGGTTCAGGATCTGCTCTCGGAGGCTGGGGGCTGGGGTGGTCATACCTCAGTGTGCAGGGCACAAAAAACCGGGCCCGTTGGCGCGGCGCCCGGTGAGGTAGTGGATTGGCGGGGGATTGCAGGGCGGAGAAGTCGAGGGACACTACGAGGTGCGGTTTGGCCTCTCGATTTCTTCAGGCTTGATTGGCGTTCTGAGCCATGCCTTGAACTCTCGATCCAGTTCGGCAAGGTCGCAGGCTGGGCCGATGCTGAACGAAAGCAGCGTTTCGGGCGGACGGTGGGCCAGAGCGTTCTGAGTGGTGGTAAGTGTGTTCATTGCTTTACGGTATCGCCGCCGCGATGGCGTTGATCAGAGCGGTCACGCGGGCGTCGAGGAGGGCGAGGTCTAGGGATTCGCCGATGGAGTAGAAGGCTAGGCGGCCTGCCGTAAGCGCTCCCGGGTTTAAGCTCCTTTGGAATAGGAGCGTAGATTCACTGGCTGGTGCAGCAGATGCCTGAGAGATACTTGTGTTTGTGTTGTTATTTCTTAGGGTTACAGTGCTACTTGAAGCCCTGCTGGTGCCGATAAAACCCGTTGCTGGAGTTATAGATTGACTCGAAGTGCTGGTAGAGTTAGACCGAACCAGAATCTGGTTGGGAAGTTGATTGGCGCTTGATGCACTCACGACTATCTGGCTATAAGAAGCTCCGCCAGTGGTTCCAAATGCTGCAATCAACGGACAAGATTGTGTAGCGCCATCAGGAATAATGGGGAAACTTGAGACATATAAGCTATAATGTTTACTGTTCTGCGAGGCTTCAGCGTCGTTATTTCTGTTAGCGTTTAAGTATTTGGTATTATTTATTGCGCTTCCAGTTAGCCCCGTCTTCCGGTCGTAGTCGCCAGCCACAAAATTAAAGTTCGTCGGCGCCGCACCCACCAACGGCACCAGCGCACCGGCCAGTGTGCGGGCACCGGCCATGATGCAACTGGCCTTGATGATGCTGTTGGCCTGGCTCAACACGCCGCCGCTGGTGCCCAGGTCGCCAACGTTAATCGAGTCCCGAATGTACACGTCGTAAGCATTGCGCACGCCAACCTCCAGGCCCAGCGTGTTGCCCGCTGCTACATCAGCAGCCACCACCCGGTCGATGTAATCCTGAACAGGGCTGATGTAGGCGCTAAACCTCCCCGTTCCAACCCAGATAATCGCCATCAGCCCACCCTCTCCCAGATCAGCGATTCCCGTTCAGGGGTCGCGGGATCATCCGGCAGGAACTGCCCGCCCTCGCCACGGGATTGTGTCACCACCCACAGATCGCCGGCGGCGTCCACCCACTCCTGACCCACGCTTGCGGCGGCAGGCCGCAGGGAGCCGCCCAGTGCCGCCACGAATCCATCGGGCAGGTGGAGGGCAATCGCCAGCCCGCGAACCTCCTGCAGCAGCTCGGCGGACACCAGCCCCAGCCGGCGTAGGCCCAGCCAGGCCGCCCGGAAATCGTCCACATCCCCGCCGCCAGCGGCAGCCAGCAGGGTGGCGGGCAGGCTGAGCGCTGCAGCGGGGGCCGTGCTCACGCCGCCGCCCAGCAGGGCATTGATCGCCGGATGGCCCAGCAGGGTGCGCTTGAACGTCCGCCAATCAGCAGGCGGCGCCGGTACCGGCAGATCCTGCACGCTCCAGCCCCAGCGCCATTCGCCGGCCTCCAGGTCCACCGTGCGCGTCTGGCTGGCCTGCTGGCTGGGGAGGATCTCAGGGGCGGGCTCGCGCACCACCCGGAGCACTGCGTAGCGGGGGTCGAGCTGCTCGACCGGCTGATCATCCGCCCTAGGGTAGTCCCTGATCAGGCTGGTCTCTGTGTCGAACAGGACGAGGCTTCGCATCACACCCTCCGCACGAACAGCGAAACCTTGAGGCCCGCGCCGGCCACCGTGCTACCGATCTGGTCAATGTCGATGCTGATTTCGGCGTCGTCCGCAAGGCTGGAATCTGTGATCGTCGCGGCGCTGGCCGCGGTGGTGCTACTGAACTCGCTGGCGTCGATTGAGAGCTTCGTCCCAAGCACGCTGGTGCCTGCCTCGTTCACGTCCACGATCAGCGTCGAACCTGTCGGCGCTGTGTTCACATTGGCCCGCACCGCCAGCAGCGTGGCGGCAAATGGCATCCTGAATCTGATCCGGTTGGTGCCGGTGGTTAGCGCCGTGGACTCATCGCCCACCGGGATCACGATTACATCTTGCGGGTGGTTATGCCGGTGATCAGCACGCGCTGCGCTGTTCGCCGTGCCAGCGGCTGCAGTGCCTAGATCCTGTGGCGTGGCGTCGCTGTAGGTCGCATCGGCGCCAGCGGCACCAGTCGGCCCGGCTGGGCCTTGCGGGCCAGTCGCGCCAGTCGCACCGGCAGGGCCTTGCGGCCCCGTGTTGCCTGTGTCCCCCTTCGCGCCCTGAGGCCCAGCAGGGCCGGTTGCTCCAGTCGCTCCAGTCGCTCCAGCAGGGCCGGTAGGGCCGGCCGGGCCTTGCGGGCCTGCGGGACCGGTTGGGCCAGCAGGGCCAGGCGTGAGCTCGATGTCCTCAATCCCATCCTCCAGCTTGTCTAGGTTGCCATCATGCTCGGCCGCCGTAAGCGGCGTGCCCTTGACCAGTCGCCGGGTCAGATTCAGCGTCATGCGAACACCCCGGCCTCAAAAACGCCTTCCAAGTACACCGTAAAGACGGCCTCAATCTTCTCCAGCACCATGACGCAGAACCGGCCATCGGCCAGCTTCAGCGGTTCGTGCTGCAGCTTGTACGTCAATCCCTCGTGCTGCACCTGGTCGCCATACTGCAACTCGCCGAACTGATCAGTCCTGGCGGTGATCGCATAGTCCACCGTCACCACCTGATCATTCATGATGATCTGGCTAGCGCGGTCCATAATCCCCAAACCAACAACGGCCCCAGCAGTGACGCTGGAGCCGAAGTCAGCCAGCAGGAAATCATCGGGGATTTCCTGGATCATGGTCAGGGGCGGTACTTCTTGATGCCCACTGCAACGCAGCTCACGGCGGCGCTGTAGGTGCCGGTTTCATCGAAGAACCGCAGGCGCAGGCGGGCCGGCAGATCATCCTTGGAAAGCACCAGCCGGTTGTGATAGGCGGCAGTGGCCAAGTCAGGGAATGCCCCGCCAGTCACGTCCTCGGCATCGCTGCCGTCTGAAAGGCTGCCAGCCTGCACCTTCACTTTCATGGCGCTGCCGGACGCACTGGCCGGAGCGGTGAGGATGAGGCACACATCGCCGTCGAACGCAGAGCAGTCGATGGCAGCGGTGTCATTGGCGGCTGACACTGTGGTCGGGGCCAGGATGGTGACGCTGTGCAGCGCCTCCAGGTTGCGTTGTCTGATCATGGTCAGGGATCCTCCGTGGGGGGCTGGGTGCTCGTGCTGAGCTCGGGATTGTTGTAGGTGGTGCGCCGTTTTCCGCCACGGCGGGGCGATTCGCCTTCAGCCTCAGCAGCTGGAGCGGGAGCAATGTGCTCAGCCGCCCAGCCGCTACGGATCATGTGAAGGCCCAGGTCGTTGTCAACAGTGACCACTTCGCCGATCTCTCGATCCTGGCGATTGATCACCATTGATTCGAGCATCTCGACTTGCATCCTTAGATACCCCACACAAAGGCCTCGGGATAGCGAACACCGAAATCGCAATCCTGCAGGATGCTGATCTCAACGCTGCCCGAATCCTGGTACTTGTAGGGGTTCACGCCGATGTCCTGGCCACTCCAGAACGCCAGCAGAACTTGCGAGAAGTCGCCGAACAGAACGTTGTTCACTTCCAGTTGGTTCGACATCAGGGCCGGGTAGCCGTTGATCTCGTTGTTCCGCAGGATGTAGAAGTCGCTCTGGGCGTTCTCCAGCGTGGTCTTGTAGACGCCCCTGGCGTGAGCGTTCATCATGTAGGCCATGCTGGGCACATCCAGATTGGCCAGGCTCACCTTCGTCTCCATCTCAACCAGGTTGAGGAAGGTGCCGAAGTTGTAGCTCACGCTGTTGATGGTCTTGGCCTGACCGCTGGCCAGGGTCTCGGTTCGCACGCCATCGGTGTACCGCAGGCCCAGGGGGCGCTTCGATCCGCCTTGGGAGTACAGGAAGTCCTTGTCGATGCCAAGGGCAACCTTGCGGCTCAGGTGGCTGCGCACCCATGCCTCAGCAGAGAACGAGGTCTGGCCGATGAACCGGCGAGTCAGCACGGTCTTGGCGCCCACGGTCTTGGGAGTCAGGCTGACCTGGCCAACCAGAATCTCAGAGGCATCAGGGGCCTGGCCTTCGCCAACCCAGTAATGGGTGGGGCCGCTGGTTTCTTTCGGGATGTCGATGTCACCCACCAGTCCGCTCAGCACGGTGGCGCCAGCAGCGGTGATGCTCAGGCGGTTGTAGATCAGCTCGATCATCGAACCGACCAGCAGATCGGTATCGATCAGCGCGCCGCCGGTGGTGAACCCGCCTGCGGTCTGATCGGCCCGGATGCCCTTGCGACCGGCGCCCATGCCGGGGATTTGCGCGACCATCACATCAGCGGGGATGCGGAACGAGCCCTGCAGCTCGCGTCCCGACTGCTTCACCGCAGCGGCGGATGCCTCCAGCTCCAGGCCGGCGGCCTCGCGGAGGCGCACGTCGGTCGGGTCGGAGAAGTGGCGGATGGCGTTCAGGATGTTGTAGCTCTTGATTTCCTGATCGCTCATCCCAAGCAGGCCATCGCCGGAATCCTGCAGGCGGCTGGAGAGGCTGCGCTTTTCCTTGCCGGTGACAAGGGCGAACAGTTCCTCGCGGACATTGCCGATCTCGGCGCCAGAGTTGATGTA